CAAACAAGTGATTTATTACAATTATATTCTGCTTTTACAGCAGGTGGTGGATATGATGTTTCCATCAGTGGGAGTATAACAGGTTCAGCAACCTCAGCAACTACAGCAACAACAGCTACTTCAGCTTCTAATATTACAACAGCTATTACAGGTGGTGGTACTCATTATTTAACATTTGTTAATGGAGCCGGTACTAAAGCTCCTAAAATAGCTTCTCTTTTAGAATACACAGCTGATACTAATACTTTACAAGTTACAGCATCTCGTGCAGTTACAGCTTCATTTGCTTTAAATGCTGCTACCCCTTCAAATACAGTAACAGTATCAGCAGGTTCAGGTGAAACTACTTCTGAAGGGGATTTCAGCACGAATGCTTTTGCTGGTATAACAGACCTTTTTCCAGGGGGAGGAAATCCAAATACCCAATCAGTTTCTATGTCTCAAGCATTCCCTACTTTAACTCCACCAACAGCTATTGGTACAGATTTATGGGTAAATGCAACTCCTTTATGCTTAGATATTATTATTTCTCAACCTATATTTGTTAGGTTTAATAATGCTTCAAATGTTTTAACTTTTGAAACTGCAGATGCAACTTTTAATGGACAAGTAGTTTATACAGGATACGTTAAATAAAATTAAATAAAATTTATGAAAAATTGGTTGTATGAAGGTAAAGAAGTTACCTCAATAGAGGATTTACCTCAAGATGCTTTTGGTTTTATATACGTAACTACTCATATACCGAGCGGGAAGGCGTATATTGGAAAAAAATCGCTATATCACAATATAAAACGCAAATTAACGAAGAAAGAATTAGCGGAGCAAACCGGACCTGGTCGCAAACCTACCTCAAAAGTAGTATCAAAAGAAAGCGATTGGAAAACATATTTTGGTTCTGCTAAACCTATATTAGAACTCATTAAGGAAGGTAAACAAGACGAATTTAAACGTGAAATTCTAAAAGTAGTTGACAATAAAAAATTGTTAACTTATTATGAATGTAAGTATTTATTTGAATATAGTGTATTAGAAAATCCTGATGGGTGGTATAATGATTCAATCCTTGGAAAATTTTACACAAGTGATTTTGGTACCTCAAAAGAGGATTAATACATTATCACTATGATAAATCAATCTCTAGTAGCACTGACTAATTCTGTGCTTGGTTCTGGTAAACAAACGGCTCGAGGTAACTATGCTTACCATTGTCCGTTATGTAAACACCATAAACCTAAATTAGAGGTTAATATGTCTGAAAATTCTAAAGGTGAAAATCCTTGGCATTGTTGGGTTTGTGATAAAAAAGGTAAAAAACTCTATCAATTATTTAAAGCAGTAGAAGTGTCACCTGAAATAATGGCTGAACTAAAAGCTATTGTAAAATATGTTGGACCTGAAACAGATGTCCAAGTTGAAACCAAAGTTACATTACCTAAAGAATTTAAACCCTTAACCAACATCCAGAAGTCAAATATTATGGGAAGACATGCTCTTGCCTATATTAAATCTCGAGGTATTACTGAAGAAGATGTTTTAAAATATGGAATCGGTTATTGTGAAACAGGAAGATATGCTAATATGGTTATAATTCCTTCTTATGATGAAAGAGGAAATATTAATTATTTTACTGGAAGATCATTTGAAAAAGAACCCTCAGTAAAATATAGAAATCCCTCAGTATCTCGCGACATCATACCATTTGAATTGTTTATAAATTGGGATTTACCGCTTATATTGTGCGAAGGACCATTTGATGCCATAGCCATTAAAAGAAATGTAATCCCGCTTTTAGGCAAAAATATACAAACAAAATTAATGAAGAAGATAGTAATGTCTTCGGTTGAAAAAATATATATTGCACTTGATAGAGATGCACAAAAACAAGCTTTAGACTTCTGCGAACGATTAATGCAAGAAGGAAAAGAAGTATATCTAGTAGATATACAAGATAAAGATCCTAGTGAAATGGGATTTGATAACTTTACAAAACTTATACAAGAAACTTACCCCTTAACATTCTCAGGTTTACTTGAGAAAAAACTATTCCTATGAAAAAAAGAAACGTAAAAGTAGTACACAATCGAATTTTAGAGATTTCTGAAGACCACAAACAAATTACTCTTCCTGATTCCCGATACTACAGACGAAATGGTGAATATTATCCTTCAATTACACATGTTCTAAGTTGTTACCCTAAAGGAAAACATTTTGAAGAATGGCTTAAAAATATGGGTCGATCAGCTGATTATATTGTTCGTAAAGCAGCTGAAGATGGAACTCAAGTACACGAAATGATTGAGGAATATTTGGAAGGAAAAGAAATGAATTTTCTTAATCAATGTGGTACACCTCAATATAACCCTGATATTTGGCAAATATTCTTACGCTTTGTTGATTTTTGGGAAACATATAAACCTGAATTAATTGACCAAGAAATTCACCTTTATTCAGATACACTTAAAGTAGCAGGTACAACAGATTTAGTTTGTAAAATTGGTAATGAATTATGGATTATTGATCATAAAACTTCAAATCATATTCAAACAATATATGAATTACAAGCTGCTGTTTATGCTTATTGTTATGAAGAATGTTTTGGTGTTAAACCTGATAAAATAGGTATTTTATGGTTAAAATCTTCTAAACGTAAAGGTGCTAAAGATAAAATGCAGGGCAAAGGATGGGAAATGGTTTTACCCACTCGTACACAAGAAGAAAATATTGATATCTTTAAGACAGTAAAACGTTTATTTGATTTAGAAAATCCAAATGAAGCCCCAGTATTTACAGAATTTAAAACGCAAGTTAAAAAAGAAGATTAAAAGCGTCATATTAAAAATTTGGAGGGGCGAAAGCCCCTTCGTATATTTACCATGTAAGATTGATAATTAAAAATAAAGGTTATGTTAAGATTTAATACAAAAGAAGAAATCGTTGAAGCATTAGTAAAAGAGTTCGGTGAAAAAAGATCATCATTTTATAATACTGACACGAATAAACAACGTGAAAAGTATTGGACATTTAATCGCACTAAGAATTTCTATTATAAGAAAAAAGGATTATGATAACAGATAAGAACGGTTACGAATACATGTATATGGGACGTCACAAAGTTACTGTGCGTCACCAACTACACGATGATTTATCTAAAATGATAGGGCGTACTTTACGAACATGTCTTCTTCCTACCTATTTAGGTAAACTCCTTTATATTCAAGATGATAAATGTTATTTTGAAGTATTACCCAACCCAGAATGGACTAAATACAATGCATGTGCTGGTCAAGTAGAATACATAAATGATCATCACGTTGTTACAATGAAATTCGAAGAAGAAATTTAACATTAAATATTCTGTAATATTTATAACAAATTTTATCCATGATTGGACTGATATCTCTCTTGCAAGAAATACAAGGTAAGCCAAAAGCAATTTTTATGGCTGGACCTGCTGGCTCGGGTAAGTCCTTTATTTTAAAAAAATTAGTTCCCTCTAATTTTAATGTTATAAATGTAGACGATACTTATGAGGAACTTCTTAAATCCTCAGGTATTGGGATGAAATTAGCTCAAATGTCACCCGATGAATTAAAAAAAGCAGGTGAGTTAATGGGTCAAGCAAGAAAAGCAACAGATAGCAAATACCAAGATGCTACTAAAAATTTAAAAAATCTTGCTATTGATAGTGTAGGTGGTTCCTCAAAAACATTACTCAAGAAAAAATTAGATTTAGAAAATTTAGGGTACGATACAATGATGGTAATGACTTATGTATCACCTATAACGTCATTAGAGCGCAATAAACAGCGAGACAGATCATTGTTGCCGAGTATTGTGATTCGCTCTTGGCGCGACGTAAATAAAAATATAGACGTATATAAACAAGCATTTGGGGATAGTTTTACAATAGTAGATTTAAATCCTGAAGATGCTAATAAAAGTTTTGATGAAGATTATATTTTTAAAACCTATATTGAACCTTTAGGACAAGTAGGTAAAGAAAAATCCCCTGAAGAATTAGCTAAATCTCAAAAAGAAATAAATCAAATAAATTCAGATATAAAACAAATGGTATCTTCTCAACCTGAGTTTGATACTTTAGATCAATCAAAATCCAAAATCACTAATTTTATAAACAAATGAAACTAACAGACTTATTAAACGAAGTAGAAAAAAAAGAAAAACCAGTTAAAGAGGTAGCTCCTATTAAAGAAGAACCATCTGTAGTAGATGAAATAGGTAAATTTTTTGTAGTTAAAAAACCTGGTAAAGGTATGACTAAAGAAGATATGGTATATGAAGCTACTATATTTGATGAAATTAAAATGGACGAAACTAAAGGTGCTTATAAAAATAGATCTGAGGCAAATCGTCATGCTACTGAAATTTTAAAAGAATACGAAATGCAACTTAAAGAAATGGAAGATGCTATGGAAGCTTTCCGTTCAGCTAAAAAAGATATTGAAGAGAAAAAAGCAGCAGCTAAGGAAAAAATTCAAAAGCTAAAACAATAATGAATTCTCTAACAAAAGTCTTATTAGAAGATCTTTTGGAAGCGGAGGATAAAAAAATAACCGCTATTTATGGAGGTGGATTTAAACCACCAACCA